GCGAGCCGAGAAAGGCGAGCAGCCCTTCGGCCAGGTCATGGAGGAGCTTGTGCATCGTCAGTCCCACAGGTTGACGACATCGGTGCGCACGGGGACGGCCGGCGCGGCGATGGCGGGAAGGTTTACGGACAGCCCCTTGGGCAGGATCGGGCCGCGCGCGGCGATGCCGGGATTGGCGGCGAGCACCGCCGACAGATCGGCGGGGCCGAGCCCGCGCTCGCGCCAGATCAGCGCATCGAGCGTATCGCCGTCGCGTGCGCGAACCGTGTCGAGCGTTGCCATCAGATCAGCTCGACACAGGTGCGCGTGACCGCGAGCATGTCGCGAATGGCGTGCAAAGAATCGCGGCGCAGCTCGGCGACGCTGGGATCGAGATCTTCCGCCTTGCGCTGCCCGGCGCCGGTGAGATCGACGTCGCGGTATCGCTCGACAACTTCGGCCTTGGCGGCGGTGAAGACGGCGCGGCGATAGAGCAGCACCAGCGTGCTGATGCCGTCGATCGTCGAGGCGGTCACGTCGTCCAGGCGGAGGATCCCTGCCGCGCGATGTCCGGCGGCCCAGGCAGCGAGATCGCGTCCGACCGTCAGGATGCCCGCGATCAGCGCTTCGCGCGCCCGCGCGGGCGTGACCGCGTCGCGGATGCGGTGCTGCTCGCGGAACATGACCGGGTCGATGTCGGGGAAGAAGCCATCGTTCCGGATGAGCGCCGGGGCTGGCGTATCCACGTCGGGCAGGACGGTCGCGATGATGGTCATGGGGACGGTCCTTGATTTCACGGGGGTGGGGATCAGGTCGAGCGACGGCCCTTTGGCCCGAAGGCCTCCCGTCTCGCGTGATCCGTCCCCGAGCGCCGGGGGCGAGCTTGGTTCAGCCGGCGGTGTCGCCGGCCTCGGATTTCGTGGCGGCAATCTTCGCCTTTTCGAGACCGCGCAGCATGGCCTTCACGCCGACGCGGTCGTGCAGATCCTGCGCGCGCGTCAGCATCGCCGTGGCGCGGTCGATCGTCGGGATGATGGCGTCACCGGTGGACATGCCCGCCGCGCGAATCAGCTCGGCGCCGATCGCCTTGAACAGCTTGGCGCGCGGCTGGTCATGCATGTCGATGCCGTCGGTCAGCAGCTCGACGGCCTCGAGCACGTCGAGCGGGAAGGCATCGCCGCGAACCTGCGTCTTGAGCGCGGCGTCGGCGATCTCCTCCAGCACCAGCGTGGCGGCGTCGCGCTCGTATCGCTTGGGCATGGGGATCGAGAAGCGTAGCACGAAGCGGGCGAGCGCCAGCGCCCGGCTCCAGTCGCCCACGTCCATGCACCAGACCATGATGGTCGGCAGCACGTCGTCGGCGCCGGTCGGCTCCAGCGTGCTGGTGTCGGCACTGCTGCCGGCATCGAGCAGCCCGTCGCACCATGCGCGGTAGTCGGGCAGCATCTCGCGCTTGGCGGCGACCTTGCGGTCGATCGACTTGATCTGTTTCAGCCGCTGCATGTCATGGCGCAGCCGCATGGATATCGTGGCCGCGGCGCGCGCAGCAGGCGTGTTGCCGGCGGGCTCAGGCGGTTGGTCCGCCGCGGCCGGTTTGGCGACCGCGGCGGTGCGGGTGTGCCCGCCCCCGGAGGCAGGAGCAGACGCCGCTTTCATGGCTAGGATTTGTTCCTGGCGTCGAGCGAAGCTCATGGCGTGTCCTGTGGGGGCGGGAACGGGGGGAAAGGGTTAGCCGCCAGCCGGCGCGCGCGCGGCGGGCGACTTGCCCATGACGATGTTCTCGATCAGCGCAGCCTTGCCCATGTCCTCGACGACATAGGCATGATTCACGCTCTCGTAGTTTTCGATCTGGTCGCGCTTGGCGTTGTCCTCGATCTTGCGCCGCTCGGTGCCGATCTGTTCGTAGACCGACAGGTTGGCGAGCGTGGTGATGAGGATGGCGTTCTTCGGGAATTTTGGGACGCGCACTGCGCTGAGGCCACCGATTTTCTTGTCGGAGAGCAGCACGTCGCGCGCGAGCTGTTCGGTCGCGCGGTCGCCCGATGCGTTGACGATCGAGAAATACTTGTCGTTGACCAGCTCGCGCCCGACGATCGCGACCAGGTCGGTATCCTCGCGGTAATTCTCGTGCAGCAGCTCGATGCCCGCGAACACCAGCGCGTCGATATTGACGTAGTCGACCTCGGTGCCGACCTCCCCGGCGCCGACATAAATCGCGCCGGCCGCGGTCACGACACCGTCCGCGTCGCGCGTCTCCGCCTTCAGCTCGCCGCCCGCGGCATGCCGCTCGGGCGCATCCTCACGGATATGCTGGAGCCAGCCCTTGTTGACGTCCTGAAGCAGCGGATAGGCGACCGGGTCGGTATCCTTCGCCACGAACAGGCCGTTGAAGCCGATGGTGATGATGTCGACCGCCTTGGCACTGACGATCGCGTCGCGCAGCAGCGTCTGGAAATTGGGCTGATGCGCCCAGGCGTCGAGCGTCTCGTAGCGGATCAGCGTGTCGAAGTCGGTCTTCTCGCAGCGATAGCGCGTCTCGTCGAGGTCGCCCGGATAGCGCGGGCTGCGGTCCTTGGTGCGCGTGTCGGTGCGGCTGGCGATCGTGCCCTTCACGCCGACGCCGACCTTGTCGCCCTCCTGCGCCACCACCGGGATGATGTTGATCTTCGACAGGAAGTCGCTCGATCCCTTCAGCTTGGCACGCAGCGTCTGCGCAATGGCGGGCAGCACCTCGAAGGCGCGGCTGGGGTCGGCGACGTTGTTCAGCTTGCCGATCTGCTGGGTATAGGCGTCGTACTTGGTGCGGGTGGCGTTGAGCATCGGGGCGGTTCCTGTGAAAGCGGTCTGACGGGGCGGTCGGTGTCGGGCGCGGCGGATCAGCAGTCGGTGACGGCGTCGTCCCCCGCCCCCGATGCGGGCGGGCGCGAGAAGCCGGGCTGCTCGGTGGCGGCCAGCTGCGTCTTCAGCGTCGCCAGTTCGCGCTGCAGCGAGGCATGCGCATCCGTGACCGGCTTCAGCGCCGCGGTCAGCGAGCCGCTGAACGCGGTGCGCATGTCGGTGGCGAAGGTCGCCGGGTCGAAATTGTCGTTGGCGGGCGGCGGCGTGACGGGCTCGGCGGGTTTGAATTTGGCGGCGACGGCCGAGAACAGGCGATCGACGATGCTGTCGACCTTCTCCTGTTCGGCCTGCTTCGCCTCGAATTCGATCGCGACGGCGTCGGATCCCGAGGCGAACACCGTGCCGGGCGCGCGGTGCGAGAATTGCAGGCGCTCGGTGCCAATCGACGCGGGCGTATCGGTGAAGGCCAGGCCGATGATGCCGAACTTGCCGCTGCCGGCATAATTGGGGGTAAGTTCGACCGACGGGAATGGCTTCTGATCGGCCCTGGCGAGCGCGACCAGCTGGTCGTTGCCCTCGACGATCGCATACAGCGCGCGGCGCTTCTCGCTCCTGCCGGCGATGACGATGTCGTCGGTCTTGGCTTCGAGCGAGACGACGTCGCCATAGCCGTTGAAGGGCGGCTCCGGGCTGTAGCCGGAAACATGCTCGAGGTTGATCCGCGGGGAATAGGTCGCAGGCGCGAAGGTCGCGACGCACTCGTCGATCATCTCGGGCGTGACCTTGCGGCCATCGCTGATGGTCTCGCCTTCAACGAAGGCGCGGAACGGCTTGCTCTTGGTGCCCATGGCGGCTGATCCTCGGTTCGATTGCGGCGCGCCGGGCGCCGTTTGTTGGATCGAACAGGGACGAAGACAGCCGCAGTCTCAAGCGGCCGATCTTGTAGAATCGTTTTCTACAAGAGACGGGGACGGCGTGAGCCGTCAATCACACGGTGGTTTTGAATCGCAGACAGCACGTTTTGGTGCAAATTTTGATTTCCGCATCAGGACTGTGCTGAATTGGGAGGACAGCAGAACTTAGCTGCTCTTGTTGCCGACCTGCGCTGCTTCAATTTTCCAGCGAGGGTTCTGGCTTGGTGCAGTGCCCTCCACCCCATAGGCATTGCCGACTACTACGATCTTACGACCGTTCAGTTTAAATTGTCCCGAGCCTTCGGTGAGAGCGCCATGAGCGCGGACAAGGATGGCCGTATCTTCTGGGAGCGACCTTGCTGGCGTCAGCGTCACGTAGCAGCGGGGTGTTACGCCGAAAGCGAGGGGAAAAC